CAGAAATAGCTTGTGCTGAATTATTAGCACTGAAAGATAATAGGTCTGATGATTTCAAGTGTCGTGGTAGGACTATATCATTGCCAAGTGCGTCAGAGCCAATCACGCCGTTTTTGAACATTTCAGCCCTGTTAATTCGCCCGTCAGCCAGTGTGGCTGGATTACGTCTATCAGTGATGACAGAGTCGAGAATTGTTGTCGTGCCGGCGTTTACGCGTATTTCAGCGATGACTTCATATGGATTAGATGCACCAATCTTCGCCTTGATTTGCGATGGCGTTGGTGCGCTTGGGTTGGTTGCTGGCGTGCCTGGAACGACAACGGCTTTTGTGCGGTTCTCATTGTTGGCGACGGCTTGCGACGCAGCCACGTTTGTGTCTATGTAAATCACCACTGCGTCAATTCGCGGATTGGCGCTGTTTGCCGTGGTAACGCTCGCCTGAACAGGCTGCGTACTTAGATTGCTCACAGGAAACGTTGCCGACATAGCATCACGTACTAATAAATCATCAGGTATACCACTCTCACCGCCGATCAGCACATTCATGCCGACAGGGCTGGCTTGACGCACTCTAAAGCCGCTAATCCACGAGCCGACAAAAGCATTGCCGAGCGCGTGGAATAGTGCGCTATCAGTAGTACGACCACCGTTACTATTAGGAAAACCTAGTGCCATAGTTATTTTTCGTCAGTGCTTTCAGCCTCAGCCTCGGTAGTATCGGCCGTCTCAGACTCAGCATTATCATTGATATTTTTAACTTCTGGCTCGACGACCTCGTCGACAGACTCTACTGCTAGTGTCTCAGCCTCAGCCTCGGTAGTATCGGCCGTGCCTTTGGCTGCCGAAATACTCACATACGGACCGCTGTGCGCATCGCCTTTGACGAAAATATAATAGCCGTCAACTGTTCGGCGAATCTCGCCACCCTTATAATTCTGTACTTTTTCAGTGTTTTCCATATGAATCCTCCTGATTATAAATGTACAGATTAGGAGATATTGACGTTATTTGCCGTAGAAAATATAGCGATATTCTCTATAGAGTCGAATAATGATTCGTTTTAGCGTCAAGAGCATATTTATATTATAGTATAGTCCTACCACGACACTTAAAATGGTCAGATTTTATTCAGTCAAAAAGAAACAACTCCAGCAAATCATCTAGCTCGATTACTCAGCACGGCGTAGCGATGCTCAACGTACCCGCTCAAGCGATTGAAGGTACTATTCAAATCACTTTTCCAAAACAATTCAAAACGCTTCCTACTGTAGTTTGCTCTTTCGGAGGCTATGGTTCACCTGGAGAAGGCTGGACGGATACTCCAAACCCTTCCTGGGGTGGCTGCGCTTTTAGCGCGGTAGCTGTTACGAATGCCTCATTTACTGCTCGATGTCGTCGATTTGACGGTGCTCAACTTTTGGGAACGTATTATGTGAATTGGATAGCGATTGGCGAACAGTCGAATTAGCAGTCAAAAAAAGACACCTCGAAAATGAGGTGTCTATATAGCAGCGACTGCAAATTACAACAATCGCTCAGCCATCATACTACTTTTTAAGCGATTGCTCAAGCCGGTAGTTTATCTCACCAGTTACACTACGACCGTTTTCAGCAGCAAGCACCACAAGTCGCTCGTACACTTCTTGCTTAATTCTGACGTTGTAAACTGGCGTAGGCACGTCAACCTTGGTCTTGATGATCTTGCCATCTTTTTTTACAATTCGATTTACTATTGGCATATTCGCCTCCTTTTTTTTATGAGGATACCCTAGCGCCAAGCGAGGCGTTAAGTTTTATATTAGTTGTAAATCATTTTCTATCTGATAGGCGATCGCCTCCTGGTCTAACACCTCTTTTAATTCGTTGAGCGTGTTTATTACCTTTTGTCGTTCGTCTGATAGATAGAGTACTGCTGTTTCCTCTGCTTCACCTCTCCAGTACCCGATGACTGGATAGTCGAGAGTGAAAGCTTCGTGATTAGCGTTTACGGTTGATATTATCTTGTCGACCTCAAGTTCTTTAGTTTTGTTATTGCTTCCGATAAAAGCTTTGATTGTAATTTGTTTCACTGCTATATCCTCTGATTGTTAATGTGCCTCGCTTGACTGTCTTAATTATAGCAAAGTCGCTTGCATAATGCAAGCGTTTTACATACATTTTATGGACTTTTTATAGTTTTCCACAGATAAAGATAATCTGCCTCATATAAAAAAGCTACTGGGATTGGAAACACAGTAGCTTTGTCGAGTATAGAGTTTTTCAGTTGTTCGGGATTTCCGAATTATTCAACAGCTTCTTTCATCTGTCGTACTAAGTCTAGAATAATAGTCTTAGCTGCGGATAATCCAGCCGCAATTGCAGACAATGCAGTAGCCATTGTCAGAGCGTATAATTCGTGCCAGCTCGCAGCGAATAGCAAGTTTACTAAGTTTACGCCTGCCAACAAAAATGTCGCGATAAACGTCTGCAAGAATGTCCATCCAGCGCGAATAGCTACGTCTTTATAGTTGATATTCTTTAATGCTTCTAGTGATTTCATATCTCCTCCTTATTTCTTAAATAGGCTTATTAGAAAATCGATAATTAGCTGTAGCAAGCTTTTAGTCGGTTTTTCGGTCTTTACTTCAGGTTTTGGCTCTGGTTTTATTTCAGGCTTAGCTTCAGGCTTTATTTCAGGTGCCTCAGATTGTTGAGGTTTACTCATTGCTTTTAATTCGTCAGTAGATATTTTCGACGTTGAAAAGTCCAAGTTAAATCCGTCAACCTTTCCGCTCTCTGTAAACTGATGAATAAGCGAGCCGTGTGCGTAATTGTCTTTCGTGCCGTAATTTGGGTACCAATCCACACGGTCTAAGCCTAGTTTCTGGATAATAGCTTCACCTGCGTAAGTAAAGACTTGCTTACCAGTTTTCTGCAAAACTAGGTTCTTAAACAATTTCAATTGCTCGAGTGTGCCTTCAAAATCTGGCTCTAAGTCGACAAACAATAGAGGTGCGTTGACAAGTTTTTGAGCTTCGATAAAACGCTCTGCTTCAGTCTTTGCTTCTTCCTCGGTTGAAAAATAAGGCAACCAATAGATACCTAATAGCTTATCACCTGCGGCTTTAGCGAACTTGATCAACTTCGGGTCAATCTTGTTAGTGTCGCCTCCGTAACTCTGTCCGACGTGTCCAGCCTTGATGATAACACCAGCGAACTTATGAAAATGATTTACAATAGAGTCGTCTTGATGATTTGAGACGTCTAGTATAATCTTGCTGTAGTCTTCTTGTGGTTCTGGTTGTGGCTGCGGTGCAGATTGAGGCGTCAAATCCGGCAAATCGTGCAAATCCTTATCCTCGAATAGCTGACGGCTCATGTATTTGCCGCTTCGAGCGGTAACATACCAAACAGTATCTCCAGCGATAGGTTGACCGTTTGTAACATAACCTTTCATCGCAATGACATCGCCTTTTTCTAGTTCCTGAAAAATAGCTGAATTTGTGTTAGCTTCGTCGCGAGCGTTGCCATCCTCTTCCATTTTCCTATCTGTCGGCTGAGTTTCGTCGTAATCTTCGGCAATACGTCGCCCATCACAGCAGTATGAGTATCCGAGGTAGTCGGGTCCATAATTGCCCATCCAATTCATAAGCTCTTCAATGCTGTTATAAATTCCTCGCGCTCCACTATGAACTTCACTGTCGTGGATTTCAATTGAGCCATCGGCGCGTTTTCTCATCAAAAATACGTGTCCGTAATCCGCATAAATACCTCTTGAAAAGCCTAAAAATCCAATCACCCAAATACCAATAGGTGCGGGACCTGTGTTTATCCTACCAGCGTTTAATTCGTTTAAGTACGCGGCTTGGGCGCTTGGCGTTCTCGACGGTGCGTCAATCGCGTCATCTACATACTGTAAGCACCAGCCACTCTGAGCGCCGATGTTTAGATTTGGATTATAGGTTTGCCTGACTGCCATTATCGCCTCCTATTTACGGTTTATTCACAACTCTCACAATTAAATCGACCATAAAGCCAATCACGGTAATTACTGCTGTCATTACGCCAGCACCAATCTTGGCTTCGCTCTTGGACAGGTAATTGCCCTGCATCAGTTCTACGCGGGCTATCAAGGCTTTCAGCTCCTCGGCATCGGCTTTCGATTCAGCCAGTTGCTTGACCGACTCTGCCAACCGCGACACATTATCATTTATTGAACCCAGCCTTTCATTTAGCACATCGTCTCGTGCAGTCATCATGATGCCCAATTCCCGCACCGTTTTGGGTGTTTGATTCATCGATTCATTGTCTCGTTTATTATTCATTCTCACTTACCACATTACAGATTAGACATACTCAACCTTGATCTCGCCGTCAGACGTAGCGAACGCGTAGATTTTGAACGTGTTGCTGCCGAGGTCGACCAAAAAATCTGTTATATTTAGCCACGTCTGTACACCACCATTACTTCGCTGGCGCTGGAAATAGCGAGTAACATCCTCTAGTCCCGACCCATGACTGTTGCGCCTGCCGACCATCAGCTTAAAAACCATGCCCGACTGATACGTGCTGGCTTTCGGCGTAAATACGATTTTGAACCGCCTCAGAAACGTTGCATCACGCTTGTCGATCGCCGCTTCTAACTTGATGCGAAATACCTGCACACCATCAGCACCAACGCGTTGTACTGCTTTCATCTCTGCAATCTCACGCTCGCACCGCGTAATGATTCGCGCCATCGTCTCGCCGTCTATCTCTTGAATCCTCATAACATCCTACTTTCGATTGTCAAATCGACACTAGTATTTGCCACCACGGCGCACTTCATTTGCGTCAGCACACTACTCAGTCCCTTTCGCACGTACGCGTATGCAAACCATCTGCGAATATGCCGCGCGTCGCTCGATATTGGTATTATGTCAATACGCATTGGTGCTGCACTGTTTATCAACATCTTGTCAATAATCAAATCGGCCAACAGGAATGTTTTATCCTTTTTTGCTGTCGCCGTGATGATAAATGGCACGCCAGAGGCTTGCTGTTGCCCACCAACTACACTAGCCGCCTGATTAAAATCCCATTCGTCGTTGCTGGCACTCTCATAAAATACCAGCCCGCTTGATGCCATCACCTGGCTAGTCTTGAGGTCGCGGATGTTGCGATCAAGTGACGCCAGGATGTCTGCCAATTGGTTTTCTGGTAGCATACTCAGCCGATTCATAACAGGCTCGCTTTCATACTGAACGACCCCCTATCTGTCCCCAGAAAAACGCATTTAGCGTACACATACTTCGTCTGCCCTTGCGACGGATTGTCGATAGTGGCGCTGGCACTAAACATCAGCTGATATGGCACCTCTAACTTATTGATGTCTGGCGTACTCTGGTCAATAATGCTGCTGCCAATTATCTGCGCGCCCGCCAACGTGTCGGGGTTGTCGCCGACATAAAACTGCGGCAAAAACAGCACGTACGGCCACTGTTGTTTGCGTGCGGTAAATGTCGTCTCAATCTTGATTATTCTACCACCAAGAAAAGCGGGGTCATGCGTGACGGGTATCATTGCGTCGTATTCCTGTGCACTTTTCGTTTCGTAATAAATAATGCCAGACTTATTGCTGGTTCTCTGCGCCGCTTTCATCTGTTCAGTGGCACGCAGAAGTGCCCGCAATCTGCCAATAGCACGTCGCTCCTCCACCAGATTTAATCGCTCGCTCATAGGTCGTAATTATCCAGCGTTAAGGTTATCTCTTCACTCATATTCTCGTCGACTTTCACAGACAGCTGCTCGATACGATAGTAGCCACTCAGCGGACAGGATGAGTACTTACTTTGCTCGACAACGATACGATCACCGACGCCGATATTGTTCAAATCAAACTGAGTACCACGCACCGTGACGCGTGGCAAGTCGACTAGTCGGCTCATCACTGCCACATCAGCCTCGCAGTGCCCCGCCAGTGTCGATAGGTTTTTGATGCTATTGTATAGCTGCACTTTTTCGCGCAGGATAAACTCCTGCTGGCTCAGTACATCCTCAGCACTGTAGCGAATTGTCTCCTCGCCCATGCCAGAGGCCTTGCCGATAATATTGTTGTACAAATTCGCACCAGACTGCGGCAACTCCATACGAATAGCACCGATTCCTAACCCGTCATCAGGATAATGCACTGTCACGTCTGGCCGTTCGTTGCCGAGTGTTTGGAACGTCTCAAACTTGCGATCGTAAGTGAATCGAAAATCGAACTTGCCATCTTGCAGATTGGTTAGCGACACCAACGCATCTTTAGCGTTGATGTCTTCCCAGTCGTCCATTCTGTCGCGTCGTACGCCGGTGCGGTACTGCCTACCGCCCCTGGTAATGCCAACATCTCCGTTAGGTCGATTCTGCACCTCCTGGATGATATCCCAAGCAATGTCAGTGGCTTCAACCCCTTTCCAGCGACCATTCAGATACCGTGCGTCAATCAGATTCAAATAGCCGTCGCACTGTACCAGTACCCTTGCATTGTCGGTGTTTAGGTTGCGGTTCGCCTCCACTACTACCGCACCAAACAAATATTCGCCATTTCGCTTAACCCTGATGTCGCTCACCCATGGCTTTAAGATAGTATTTGGATTCTCACCGATCCGCCGACACTTCTCCTCCCAGTCTGGCATTGACATGTTAAAGTCTAGCGACTCTACGCCGTTTCGTGTCATACTCCAGTCGAGGTCTTGGCAAAGTCTGGTGATGTCGGCTACCTTTGTTTTGCCGCGATGCCATAGCTCGATGGTGTAGCGTGGTGGTACATACTCGTCCATCAGGCAACTCCCGTGTAGCCGTTGTACCACTCAACGATAGCCATACCAGTGTCGGTGCTGTTAGATGTATTGAAAATCAGTTCATTTAGCCCTGGCATCAAACGCCAGTATTGACTGCTGGTGAGGTTATTATCGATGCCTACCCCATTTAGCGTCACCTCTCGGTTGTATGTATCAAATACGATTGTGTCGCTGTCTGTTGTGCTGATATTCAGTGCCAATATTTCACCAGTTGTCTGGTTGGACACCGTTGGGTTGGTGACTTTGCCGGTAATCGTGATTGTCGGCCAAACATACGTGTTGCCATCGTTTGTGGCGTGATTCAGCCCCCCGCCAGCTATCCAGTGCAAGCCGTCACGCTCCCAAAGCAATCCCGTAGGACTCCACAATAAACCACCGTCACGCGGACGCTCTAGCGTGATTTGCTGTGCTGCGCCGTCGGTGTAGTCATACATTCGCGGATCGCCAGCAACCAGCTCGATGTCATAATCGGCAATGAGCGGCCATTCAATTTTTGGATCAAGAGGCTGCGTCAGTTTGGCGACGGTCTGGTAGACGCGTCCAGTTGGCGTGAATAGCTGCACTCGCAACTTGTCGCGGATTTTAATGGTTCTAGCAATTTTTGCCATCTCGGCGTGCATCTCAGCAAGTTTTCCGTCATGCTCCACTGCCACAAAAAAACTCAGCGGTATTTGCCGCACGCCATAAAACTGCTCATCTACGCTGCCGCCGTCAGCACCAGAGAACACATACTGGCTGTTGCGTACGTCAGGATCGCCAAAACCTTTCAATGGCGGCGTTAGGTGCGATAACCCTTGTTTACTGCCTGCCAAAAACACGCTCTCATTAGTACGCATATTAGTGATCTGTACGTCGTATGTTCTCATATCTAGCCCCTCCTCATTTGCTGCACTAGGCTGCGGTTATATTGATCAACGTCAATGCCGTTCGTCAGGTTGACGGTTTGGTTGATTTGCGGATACCCATCATTAGAGCCGCCATTGTTTTTACCGTCCCAGATATCGTCGGCTCGTAAAGAGATACTACCATTACCAGATACACTAAAATCCGGCGACAGCGAAGTTGTCATTCTGCCAGAAACCGCACCATTCATTGTATCGACCGCTGATAACACACCTCCAATACTGTCAGTGATACCGTTAGCAAATCCTTGTCCTAAAAATCCACCCATCTTTGCCATGACAGTCGACGGTGAATGGATACCAAAGAAACTCTTAATGCCATCGAGCACAGACTTGCCGAACCCTTTTATTTTATTTAGAATCCAACCAGTGACATTGTTGATTCCGTTCCATAAACCTTTAATGAAATTAACTCCGACATTCCACAGACTTGACGGTGATAACACCCCAACGATGGCGCTAATAACCTGCCAAGCGGCACTGCTAACGTGTCCAATCATACTGCCGATTCCACGTATCAACGCAAATAGTAACTGTACTGCAGCTTGTCCTAGGCTTTGTAGGAACGCCGGCTGCGTTAGCGTCTGCACGATCGCAGTAACGATTCTTGGAACCGCACCAGCCAGCGCGTTAATAACTGTAGGCAATGCTTCAATCATAGCTAAGAATAACTGAATCGTACCCATGATCAGCGCCTGTAGCATAGTCGGCTCCGTCAGTGTTGTGACCAGACTATCGACGATTTGTGGAATCATCGGTGTTATTACTGCGATAATCTGCGGCGCAGCTTGTAAAAGAGCCATAAACAGCTGCATAAAACCTTGAACTAGCACTGGCACCATAGCTACAATTTGACCAATCCATTGTGGTGCTGATTGTACTAATCCTTGCAACAATATGATAACCCCCTGAATAATAGCCGGTAATAGCTGTCCCATAATTGGGGGAATCAATGGTAGCAATTGCGTTATAATTTGCGGCAAAGCCTGCGCAATGCCGCCTATTGCTTTAGATAGCGCTGGTGTTAGATTTTTTAGAAATGTCTCAAACGAGCCTGTGAAGTTATTTATCAACTGACTCAGATCCAAGTCTTCATTACCAAACCCAGCAACAAGGTTCAACCACGCCGATTTCATTGAGTAAAAGCTACCACTAATAGTCTCGCTAGCTTCTTTAGCGGTCGTACCAGTAATACCCATGTTTTCTTGAACCTTGTGAATTCCTTCAATGAGCTTGTCAAATGGAATATCTTTGACGTTTTCTGCCGTCGCCTTAAATCCTTTGCCCATTACGCCAGTGTCGTTGATGAGGCGTGCCATCTCGCCAGCAGTACCACCATAGCCAAGCTTCAGGTTGTCGAGCATGGTGTAGTTGTCTTTCGCAAAGCCTTGATAGGCATCCTGAATCCTTGCAATATCAGTACCCATTTTATTAGCGTTATCGGCCATATCCGTAACGGCCATGTGAGCATATTGAGCTGATTTTTCAGTGTCGCCTTTCAGGCCTTGCAATAATGACGCTGAAAAGCTTGTGACGGTCTCCATGTATTGGTTTGCTGATAATCCTGCTGTTTTATAAGCGTTCGCCGCATACGCCTGAACTGTGTCACTCGACTTCTTAAACAGTGTGTCAACACCGCCAACCAACTGCTCCCATTCTGCAAATCCCTCGACAGATTTTTTGGCTAGCCCACCAATCGCTACCGCTGCGACTGCCGTTCCAACAGCGAAGGCCTTACCCAGCCCGCTAGCCACACTACCAACATGACTCAATGCCCCGCCTAACTTCTCCTTTAAGCCGCTAGCCAGAGAGTTGATGTGCGGCATCACCTGACTAACCATGCCACCAACGGCATTGCTAATTTTTCCGCCAAGCGCACTAAACATACTAGAAATACCGTCACCAATCATCGACAGCCCGGGCGCCAAGTTACGCCCAATCGCGCCACCGATTCCACCGAATACTGCGATCATTTTTTGTGCGACAGGGGCTAGGATCGTGCCTATACCCTTGCCTAACCAGATAAATGGTGCGGCGAGTTTTTGCGCCACTAACGCCATGCCTTGACCGACTTTAGCTGCAAAGCTGGTTACTGCATTAGCGGCGATAGATAATTTCGATGATATGAAAGCGCCAATATTACTAAACGTATTTGCAACAGCATTGCGCGCTCCGATAAATGCTGCAGATATTGCACTAGCAGCTTTGCTTGCAGCGTTAGTCATTGGTGAAAAGAACGTGGCGATACGATTGCCAATATTTGCAAATCCTGCGCTAATTCTACTTGCTAGCGGTGCTAACTTGTTAGTGATTGGCTGAATCAGCTCTTTTGAGACAATTGCAGCACTTTCAATTGCTGCATTTTTAATACCAGTCCCCAATTGCTTGAATCCAGTTCCAATCTTGCTCCAAGAATCAGCCATCTTCTTGGTGAGTTCGTCATTATCCTTGGCGGCACTCTTCATTTTTTTCTGAACATCAGAAACAGACTTGTCAAATTTTGACCTGTCAACTTTGTAGGTAACTACTATTGTTCCTTGGTTCATATTTCGTTTCCGTGGTATAATTTCTTTACTAAAGAAAGGATCTTATAATGAAAGATGTTGAAACATTCAAAAAGCTTGCTCTGATCGGTTTGATTCCATTTTTTAATGGGCTGCCATGGTTCTACATGGGAAGAATTACTCGAGGGTTGATGTACACGTTTACCTGTGGATACGCCTACCTTGGGTCCGTTAAAACAATTGCCAAAGCTGGCGAGATTGTTGATACGTACAACGCTAAGCGCGGCTACGTCAATACTTCTCGTCGTGATGGATAAGATCACCTCAAACCCCTTATAGTTTTTGTCAAAGAACTATACATCTTCTTGTAAGCGTCCTTATTTTGTGCTGCTGCTATCACAGACAGGAGGCTCAGCGTTCGCTCGCATTCGCGACGTATTGCTGCTTTTGCTAGCTCCACCGCGTCAGCCTCGTCCATTTCTAAAACCTGCTCGTGCGTGTATTGCGGATAGTTGAGTAAGATTATATGCACTCTCTCCTCAAAGCTTGTGAGAACTTTATCAGCCTGAATCTTCAAATACTGTTCGTACTTTTCGATATCGTATCCAGGCTGATTGTTCTCGTTCATGGCTACGCCTCGACTTCTCGCACCTCAACACCCTCAGCGGCTAGCTTAGTTAGCCCTGTGGTTGCTAATCGCACAATTTCAAGCAGCAGTGCATCGACGTTGTCATTATCAAGTGCATCAAGCAAATCTCTTAAAGATAGCCCGCCCTCAACTACTGTCGCTCGAGCTACAACATCCATAACAATCGCGCTACCAGTAACGGCCTTACCGTCTTCGCCACCAATGCTTAATCGTGCAGTATTTGCTTCAAGAGCTTTGTACTGCTTTACCCGCGGAATTAGATATTTGTAGTGCTTTGCTGGTTCGTCACCGTCTGCTGGCATTTCAATATCCAGCAATACACGCTTCTCGGGCTGTTTCTTTTTCAGAACAAACGCCATCTCATTCTCCATTCCGTAGTTGTAATAACTACATTATTTTTTTATCAATTTAGGTATTGACACGGTGTTTTTAGTACCGTGTCACCCCTGTTACGCAAATGTCAGGTCGCCCTTGATCAACTTGCCAGTTACGCTGATTTCAAACTCAGTCAAACCGTCTTCTTGACTGATGTCGCTCAGGGTTGCCGTAGCGTCAAGCATGAACAACGTATGACCTGCTTGAGCTGCCAATTTCGGCACCAGCTTGAACACACCAGGCACCTGTGTAGAGCTACCTTTTTGCAAGCCAACCTGTACAGCACCTTTTGTACCGACAGTAATGCCAGTAGTGCCGTCAATCGTCTCGCCACTGTTATAGACGTAGCCAGGCACGATGTTTTTGAGGTTGTCCTGCCCGATGTCAGTAATCTTGAACTTAATGGTCGATTTGAACGATTTGATAAGTTTGAGGTTCGTGCCGTCGATGAAATCACGCGTCACCTCATCCTTGTCGTTGTCAAAATCCAGGTCGTTCACACCCAGGACTTGCTTGAAGTTTTTACCAGTCTTGTCCCCGAAATATAGGTCGTGGTTCAAGCCGGCGTAATCGATTGCTGCCATTTAATTACTCCTTTGCTTAATCTTTCAAAACTAATGTTACAGATTGGGCACTCCATGCCCCCATCCGTAATTCAGAGGCTTCATAGTCGCTGTCTTGCATCGGAAATACGCTCACGCGAACAAATCTCGCGTCAGTGTATGGCAATTGCATTAGTGCCGTACGTAGCTTGCTGTCAAGCTCGTACAGCTCGGCCGCATCAGCTTTTAATACAGTGATTGTTAGCTCGGTGGTTAACTTGGTATTACCCAAACTGCCGCCGCTATATTCACCGCCGCTAGCCGCAACCGCCGCCATGCCGTCTTGGCTCTTGCTTGCTGGCAATCGCCCGACAAACACATTTTTGCCAAGCTCTCCACCAACGGCAATAGCCACTACCTTTGCGATCTCCAATGCTACATTCATCTAAAAAACCTCTTGTAATCTTTCATGGTGCTTCTTACACCTTCATCAACGAAACCTTTGCCAGTGCCGGCCGTGGTGTACTTACGTACCACATGGGTGCCATTCGCACGCCTGCCGCGGTTCTGGTACTGCGAGTAGACTGGCTTCCATGTCAATCTGATAGCGTCTCTACCGATTCGCCGCACCTCGACATTGCGGGACTTTAGCGACCCCCTATGCTTGAATGGCGCAGTAAGGTTAGCAACCATCAACGTGTGATTCGCCATGGCGTTTAGTCCTGTCGCTGCCTGATTCTGGAAGAATCGTTTGACAGCGACTGTATTGTCGACCACCGGCATGACTACACCTCTCTGTCGAGTCTTGCCAGCTCAATCTCGACGTGCTGTACTGTGCCGCTGGTGATAACTGCCCTGCCGACTGCTACGTTGGCAACGCGGTACACCCGCTTAACGCCAAACAGCGTCACCTCGGCGAAATATCCCTCAATCGAGTATCCAGTTGATGACAACCAGCTATCTCGACCGTCTAGATACGCTCTAGCATCGCCTGTCATGGCATCGTAGCTACCGCCGCGGGG